AATCATAGAGTTTGGTGTAGACGATATTATACGATCCGACATCTGCGCACAGTGGGTGAAAGTCTTTATGAAGGAGAACTTATGAGTGAATGGAGTGAGGCACCTATGATAACACCAATGTCTTTTGAAGAACGACAACGAGCTAAGGAACGTGATAACGTAAATAAACCTGCACACTATGGTCAGGGTAGTATTGAATGTATTGAGTACATCAAGGACTTCCTTAACGACGATGAGTTGACAGGATACTACCGTGGAAATGTTGCTAAGTATTTACACCGATGGCGATACAAGAATGGAGTAGAAGACCTTAAGAAAGCTAGGTGGTATCTAGAAGCATTAATACAACAACAGGAACGCAAATGAGTGTAGTAGAAGGTTTACTAATTGCAAGTATGGGATTTAATGCTTGGGCATTATACCGTATAGGTAAAGTAGAGAAGGATATAGAAATGCTGTATGAAGGTACGGCAATGTGTATGAACAAGTTAGGTTTATCCGAAGAGTAGATACAAAAAGACCCCTGAGTCCAACTAAGGATTCAGGGGTTTAGTTTATGCAGAGTATGGATATTTTATTCTTTACGTCTGAATAGCTTAATTAAGCCTCTTCCAATTTCAGACGGTGATGGGGCTAACCACCCCAATACTAATAGTATTAATAGCAGGGGGTCAATCTCAGTATTATTTGTAGTACTATTATCTTGTTGTATATTTTCTACTGGTCCTTCTGGTCGTAATACTGGTCTTACACTACGATCAATGCTTGTGTTTACACCTTGGTTATTCTCTTTACCAAGCTGTGTATTAGCAGCTACGTTAGTCCCACCAGTAGGAATTAGGGATGTTAACCCACAACTACTTAACGTTGACGTTAGTAGAACTACGATTATCAGACGACTTACCATTTACATATATCCCAAAGAAACCTGCCCCTGCACCTACGATAACCGACACAAACCCTGCTTGAGCATTTGTAGGGTCAGGTAAATCCATAAACCATGTTGTCGTTTTATAGAAAGCAAAGCCATAAAGTGTAATAATCATACGAGGCCAAATGCGCCACTTATCTAGCCACTCTGGTGTTATAGACATTCTGTGCTATCCTTTTACTTCTAGTAATAATAAGTATCTTACCCTTGTCATCATAAACGTAGTACTTATTATTCTTCCTAATCATTTTACCAAGTAGATTATAAAACCAAGAATACCTATACCAACAATTAACAGTGCGATAGTCACAGTCCAAGTGATTATCTCTTGTATAATTTCTGCCTTACGGTATTCTTGCTCTCGTTTCTCTTTACGTATTCTTGCCTCAGTACGGACTAATTCATCCCATGCTGATGGCCCGTATATGAAACTTATATGCTGACGTAGCTCTTCTCTCATAGCCTCTGCTTTACGTTTGGCATTCCAAACTTCTAGAGCTTCAGCTTCTACAGACCCACTTAAAGATTTCCACCAAGGTGGATTATTTGTTTGTTTCTCTGCCTGACCTAAGTCTGACATTGCACCTGCCCATTGGGATAACTGACCGTGCATATCTTGCAAGTCTTTCCCGACAGCAATGCCCTTCTTGATAGCATTGAAAGCGACTGTAGCACCACCAATGATCGTAACTGGGTCTAACATTTACCATCCCCTAGTAGTCGGGCATAATGACTTCGGGTTTTAGTTAGCTCTACTTCTCATCATAGATTCTACAGACTTACGAATAGAATTTATGTTTTCGTCAATACGACCTAACATGACAGCTTGTGCTTGAGTAAGTTTCTCTAGTTCCATAAGGCGTAGCTCATGCCTAGCTATTTCTCTTGTATTGGCTTCTACGTTAGAATCAAGATTAGAGACATACCACACTAAAGCTATTGTCTGCATCAGTATTGCTAGGATAAATGAGATAGGAACACTTTTAGATAAGTGCCAAGATTCATTCTCGTTAGTCATTTGGGTAAGCCTTCCAACTCAACTCAAAGTGTGGCCCATCAGGGAAGTTTTCCCAGTCAGCACCGCAAGTAATCTCAATGTCTAGTTCTTCAGCAGCAGCCTTCATAGCATCGACAATAGGGTAGAAGTATTCCCAGTCCCACGACACAGGATAAGGCACTAGATCAACTGCATGACCTGTTAGGTGACGAGAGTTCATTGTGGTAGACTTACCTGTCTTTACAAGTTCTCTCTGACGGTTAATATGACGAATACCCTCAAGGACACTGAAGTCCTGCTCTGAGATTTCGATTGCCCGTTTAACGACAGCAACCATATCAGGATGCACACCTGATAGTTTTTGTAAGCTACGTGTTCCTAATTGATATCCCATGTTTACCTCTTAGTATTTAATGCAGTATAGCATTGCAATGTTGCGGGGTCTTGTTTCGTTACCGCCAACTGTTTCAGTCGGGTTATTGTTATAACCAACATTATACGTTTGAACCCGTGAACCAGCACCCGATCCACCTTCAGCGGCAGTCCATGAAACATTGTGGTTGTGTGCCTCAAAAGCATCTGATTGTGCTGTACCGAAGGTACGACCACTGTCTACTCCACGACCAGCATCCCAACCACGAATAAATTCACCACGTAAGTCAGGTAAATTAAAGGTAGTACTACCATCCCCTGTACCGTAGGTAGTACTGATAGCACTAAATAAAGTTGAGTATGTTGTACGAGATATCGCACTACCATCACATGACAACCAACCACTAGGGGCAGAGTTCATAGCAAAGACTTGAACAGCCCCTGCTGGTAATCCACCTGCTGTAGGTAAAAAGGTTCCTGCTGTATCATCAACAGTACCTAAGACAACCCAACCAGAGTTAGCTTCATTACGCTTCTTAATCTGATTGTTTGTAGTATCATACCAAAGTTGATTGGCATAAGTGGTAGATGGGGCAGATGTCCCACTAGATAAAGATGCTAGTGCTTTTAATGCATTGTTAATGTCAGACCTAGCATTAGAGGCCGTTTGGTTGGCAATATCAAAGTCGTGTTGGCTCATGTTGTCCTCTTAGTATTCTACGTCTGCACTGAGTGTCAGAATTGCGGGTGTATATTTAGTGTTGTCACTGGTTAGTACAGCTTTAAACTTGAAGGCTCGTCCTGTGTATTCAGCACCATTAGCGAGTTCCCAAGAACTCCACGTAGGTGTTCCTGCTGGATCATCATCAGTTCTAGCTACATAGACAGTAACACCAATATCACCGAAGTTAGCATTCTCATCTGTCCAAGTGTCCCAGTTGTCAGGCCATGTGTCCCAATTCTGAGGGATGTCATCCCAAAGCAGAGTGCCATCATCAAATCTACGTTCAAAGGTTCTGTAGCCTGTTACTCTAGCATCCCTAACACTTCCTGTATCAATATAAGCACTGAACTCATATTCACCTGTTGGTGATGCAGCAGTAGTATCATCAATCTCAACAGAGCTAGAAACTACAATAGCATTGGTTAGTGTACCAGAGAAACTTGGGTCTTCAGTCTGTGTATCAGTTGTACCAAGTTGTGGTAGGTCAGAGGGTAGAACAACAACAGTGGTTATGTTCTCACTAAAGTTATCTTCTTTATCGTAAGCCCTGATTAGGTATGTGCCACTACGAGCAGGTAAGCTGGCACTGGTAGCTGGACGAGGTATTTTCTCAACAACAGTTGTAGATGTACCCCAAGTTGCACCTGTTGTACTTGAGTTGTGCTTAATAACATAGTGAGATAGATCAGCATCAGGGATAGCAGGCCAACTTAGGAAGAGTGTACCACCAGATAATTCTGCTTCTAGTCCAGTAACATCTGAAGGGTCACCAATAAATGCATTGATCTCTTGATCTTCTAATAGTTCCCACTCACCTCTAACACCTAGAGTATTAATACCCCTAGCCCTGAAGTCATAAGTTCCAGTCTCAAGATCAAGAGCCTCAAAGACACCAAGAGGGCCAGTACCAACAGACTTAAATGTATCTGCGCTAGACTTTTTAAACTCCACTTCTACCCGTTCTAGTAAAGCCCCTGTTGTAGCTGATACAGTAATAGAAGCGATATTAGAGACCTTTTGGTTACTTACCTGTGCAATAGCTTCCACTGAAATACCAACAGGAGTTACAAAGAAAGGTGAAGGCAGTGTAGTATTATCTCTCTCGTATACAGCACCATCAGAAATATCATCAAATACACTTTCAGAGATTTCTCTTAGTGTCATAGTACACTGTAAATCATTTTCTTCTGCTAATCCAAACGTCCAGTGTATAACTTCAAACTCTTTTTCGTTGTCTAAATCAATAGCAACACCTGTAGTACTTGCATCACCAGAACCAGTTGCTGTAAAAATAACACCTGTTGCATTGGAGGAGGCACCTAGTGCTGTAAAGTCAGTGTCTCCAACAGTTTTTATTTCGTACTGTGTACCGACTTGAAAACTACCTGCTCTTACAATACCCCAACCAAACCTAGAGTTTCTTAATTTTATTGTATCACCGACTTGTACTTGAAATGCTTTCATACCAAAAGAGGCTTGTACAGTTAGCTGTTGTCTGTTCCTCTCCAAGTAAATATTAGCAATACGTCTTGCCATATCTACATCAGAAGTAAACGACAAATTAAGATCAGTAGCTTTTTCTTGATTGTTATCAGCAGCTATAAAGTCAGCATTACTTACTGGTGGAAAGTCTGTAGGTTGCCAATTAGAAGCCTCACCCGACCAAGTTCCATTAACCTTATTAAAATTCTCATTACGAGAATGACGAGTAGCTACAGAAATAGAACTACGAAGGTCGTCCTCGTCAAATGTAATGGAAGCAGCAGTCCAATAAGCTGGTTTAGTACGCCATTTACCTTGTGCATACCATACAAGTCCACCCATAGAACTAATCAGATTGCTAATAAGATCATAGGGACTTACTGCTGTAGTAAATGCGCCATTACAAGTATATCTTTGGTCACCAGTAAGTGTAGGGTAATTGTAGTAATCACAAACATTAGCAGCAACAATAAACTGGGTGTCGTCTATATTATCTGATACTTCACCAAGACCATAACGAGTGTTAGTTAAGTAGTCACGAAGGCATAGGGCAGGGTTATCTGACCAAGCTGTAGTTTCAGTCCTTGGATCGTAAACCTTCTTACCCTTAATGACTGCTGTAACCTCTGGGACACCATTAGGAAACTTATCTTGATCGTATGTCATCCGAAGATACATATAAGCAATACCACGAAGCCTGTGTGCTATAGTCCAATCAGCAACTTCAGATACTAGATTAGCATCAGCTTCTTGGTCATCAGTCCCTAGGTGGGTATAAATCTTCATGTAGCCACTATAACGGCTAGGGCTTGTGACATTCCCACTACCATCTACAGTGGCTAGTTCATCATTAATATAGATTTCCTCAAAGGATTCTATCTCATGTCCAGTGAAGGTAACAACACGATGAAGAACTTGATTACTGCTACCTGTAGTTTCATCAAAGACACGAACACCAGCAACTTTAGTCTTGCCATAGATAATCTGATGATCTGCGACAGAACTACTAGAAGTTACTTTGTAACCTGATTGTCCACCAGAGGAACCTGCAATGCCACCTATAGAGGGCTTAGGTGTAAGGGCATTAAGTGCTGCTCCTAATGCGGTAGTGATAAGAAAGTGTGAAACAAAACTACCACCTAAAAGTGCAGCCCCAGTGACCCCAGCAGCTACCAGACCGCCAGTGACCGCAGTACTTACTAATGCCATTGATGCAGAGATTGCCATTCTTAATCACCTATATACTTAGAGTAAACACGTTCAATTAACCCGAAGCCCATATGCTTCATTAGAACGTCAAAAGGTTTATGAACCTTAGTGTTTATGTTAAGTACAGATACCCCATCATCTCTAAGGTATTCCTCTGCAAACTTAATCAGCTTTATGCCAGTACGACCTTTGCGGTATTCTTTCTTCAAATACAATATATCATTAACCGCAAACACATGATCCTTGTAGTGTAGGTTACTTCCCGTAATAACGACAAAGTAACCAACTAATTCTTCTTTAACCCTAGCAGTGAAAATTCTAAGTTTATCAGAGTTCTCTAAAGTATGATAAGCCTCCCAATCAGGGTTTAACTTAATCTTGTCTTTATTTACTGCTATTTCTTCCCAGTGTAGTCGGATAAGTTCTTGACAATCTTTCTGACAAGTATCCAAGAACTCTTGCTGGTATTTAATCATCAGATATTGATTGCCTCGCTTGGTCTCTCTTCTGGGTAATCTCTTCGGGTATAGCTACTCCCTTTTCCAAGAAACGTGTCACATACCAATCAGTAGAGGCTAGGTAAGCTCTGGCCTTCTTGTTAACAACAATTTGTTCTTTTGTCATGGTGCAACTTTACCCCAATACAACTCTTTAGTCTGTAGGTCTTCTACAAAGTCTAAACCAAGGTCATTAGGAAACAGGGACTTTTGATAAGCAGAAGTAAATCTAGAAGTACGTGGTCTTTCTAAGTCAATCAACTTATTTTCAATACTAAGTTGTATAGTAGAGGAGTCTGCACCTTCTTCAATATTCATCTGATCCATATAACCAGCAAAAATCTCTGTAAGGCTTGTACGAGTGTCCTCTAGCATTATTTTGCCACCATCCTCAAATAGGACATAACTCGAACTTTCCGTAAGAAGTGAATCAGATGCAAAAGTACCAAAGTAAATCTTAGCTTGTCGTCCTTGGTAAGGCTCACTGAGAGCTAAAGACAATACTTCTGATGGTACACCACTAAGAGTGACTGTTGCACCCTTAGCGGCTATTTCTGAGGTCTCTTCTACGGCATCAAAGTTTAGTAGGTTTCCTGTACCATACCAACTGTTTTCTTCATATACTAATGTACCTACGCCTGTCCAGAGACGCATAACTTCGTCGCCATCAAACAACAGTTCAATCGCAAAGAACGGGTAGATTACATCATCTAGAATGGCATCTATCGTCGTCTGAATGATATCTCTGGACATTTACTTAAGCCTCTTCAGGTTTCTGCTCTAGGACATCCTTAAGCATCTTCATGAATGCCTCACGTCCAACACGTAGTTGAGTTAAGTTAAACTCCGCTGATGCAATCTTACTGTCGAGTGAACCTAAGTGGTTAATGCAAGCTTTAGCTTCGTCAGATAGTTCACTCTCTTTGTATTCAACGTCATCAATAACGACCTTTTTTTCTTCGGTAGTCATATCAGTCTCCTTTTGTGTTATTCAGCCGCCCACGGTACTCCCGCTGCGCTGGTTGGGGTTTTGTCAGCTTCAATCTTAGCAGCAATTGCCGCCTCAACATCCGCTTGATTTGCTTCGGCTTGCGCCCATGCAATGCAGTTGGCTTCCGTTACGCTATCGTAAGCAATGAAACCATCCGCATCCGCATCTGGTGTGTGGCTAGTTGTGCCATAGCTAGACGCAGAGTAATCA